TTTTTTTTTTTTTTTTTTTTTTAAAAAGAATAAAGTGGAATAGACCCTGACTATCCTGTCTTTTGACCCTTTATTTTTGGATCCCGGGCGTTTTAAATTGGAATTGTGCATTAGTATAGGTATGAATAATTATGCTTACCAAATTCATGGAGCGTTGGAAAATGCACAGGGCCACTTCAAAGGGCTGCGGGTTTTGGTATGCGACTTATACAACTTCGAGCTTGTAGATGTTCCAGTCGAAGTCTTAGACCATGAAACGGCAAAGTTTATCCAGTTTCGCTTACAGCTATCAACTCAACCATTGGATATTCAAAGACTGCCAGTTTCAGTTCAAAACAGAATCAGAGCGCCGTTAGGCCCCTGGTTAGATTACTGGGTAGGTAAAAACTTCTATGGCAGTGCTGGCGAATCAAAAAATATTAACACTTGATTATTGGAAAAGAGCAGACCAGGTCCAAGAAGGCGACCTGATACTAGACCGCAACGGTCAACCTGCCAAAGTAACTTTAATCCAAAAGTACACCCCACCCCATTGCTATGAAGTGCAATTTAACGACCATCTAACCGTAGCCGGAGATGACAAGCTAGAGTTTGTAGTAGAGAACTACAACGACAGGATGAAAGAATCTCAATACAAAGGCATTCGTCCTGTAGTGCGGCAATACCAGAACAAACGACTGGCCGACCTATTGGAAGAACCATTGTATGATCCAGACTACAGGCAGTTTGCCTATTCGGTTCCTACAACCCAACCATTGCAGCTCCCACACCAAGACCTGCCCGTCCCACCTTTTATCTTTGGTTTTTGGTTCTTTAACCGCAAGAAGTCAAAACAAATGGTAGCACACCAAGAGTTTCAAGACGGGGTACATGAAGCATTCCGTGACGCCGGATACCAAATCAGATTGCGCCGATATATTAAAAAACTACGATACGAGTTTACTATTACCCCAACCATTGAGTCCCAGCTTATTCCTAATATTCCAACTAGGATCCCAAACAACTATTTGATGGGGTCATACGAACAGCGCTTGGAATTGCTTAAAGGGATCTTACAATCCAAAACCAAACAATACAACCCCCGCACAAAAAACTTTCGCATTACTTGCATAAATGCCAGCCTGCTGCGCCAAGTGCAATGGTTGGTGGAATCTTTAGGACACAGAACCAATTGGTTCTCTAGGAATAACGGCAAAGACCACCGCCTTATGTTTAAAAGCTACTTGCACCTGTTACCAAACCAACCTGCTCCAATCAAAAAACGTGTTCTGGGCCGTAGAGCCATAGTAGAGATCTACGAAATTGCCCAGCAACCTTGCGTTCATATTGAAACCACTGGTGATCGTGGCACTTTCCTCGTTGGAGAAGGATTTATTTCATGTCTTTAACCGCTAAACAAGAGCTAGTCCTTAAAAAATTCGCTCAAAATAACAAACATTGGCCAAAATCTCAATTAGAGGCTGCAATTTGGCAGGTAAAATGGGAGATTCAAGCCCTGCCGCATCAAAGAGAGCCCGATGGCGGAGAGTATGATACGTTTCTTATGCTGGCTGGACGCGGATCCGGCAAAACTCACACAGCATCTCATTGGATTGGCATTCGTGCTTGGAAGTACAGCAACACTCGCTGGCTCGTCACCGCCCCAACCTCTAATGATATCCGTGCAACTTGCTTTGAAGGAGACTCCGGACTTCTTAATATCATCCCCCCGTCACTTATTCGAGACTACAACAAGTCCCTCTTTGAAATTACGCTCATCAACGGTTCCATTATTCAGGGAATCCCTGCCTCCGAGCCAGAACGGTACCGTGGTAAGCAATATCATGGAGCCTGGTTCGACGAGTTGTGTGCTTTCGATTACCTCGACGCTGCCTACGATGGAGTACAGTTTACCCTCCGTCTTAAAGACCCCCGAATTTCTCGGGTGCAGCAGATTATTACCACCACACCAAAACCAAAAGAACTAATTGTAGATCTTAACGAAGGAAAAATTGGTGGTGATGTGTATGTAGTCAATGCCAGTTCATTTGACAACCGAGCAAACTTATCTGAAACCTTTTTTAAACAGTTAGAAACATACGACGGCACCGACATGGGGCGTCAAGAGATCTATGGTGAGATCTTGGACCCAGAAGCCTCCGGTATTGTTAAACGTAAGTGGTTTAAAATGTGGCCAGCTTCTATGCCGACCCCCACTTTGGAATATGTCATTGTTTCATACGACCCCGCAACCAGTGAAAAGACAACAAACGACCCAACGGCTTGCACAGCATGGGGTATTTTTGAAAAACTAGACGCAGGAACATGTGTCATCATGTTAGACGCATGGGACCAACACCTTAACTACCCAGAATTGCGCAAAAAAGTAATTGAAGACTACAAAGAGGTTGTGTACGGATCAGACAACGACTTTGCTAAAGGTAAAAAAGCGGATATGATCTTAATGGAAGACAAATCCGCTGGTATTTCCTTAATCCAAGAACTTCAAGGTTCAGGAATTTACGTCCAAGGTTACAATCCTGGAAGGGCAGATAAGGTTCAGCGTTTAAACATAGTTGCACCTTTAATTGCCAAAGGCAAAATCTACATTCCGGAAGACGCCAATAAAAAAGGCGAGTTTGCCGACTGGTCTAAGCGGTTTATTCGGCAAGTTTGCTCGTTTCCTGAAGCAGGAGGCCATGATGACTACGTTGATAGCCTTTCCCAAGCACTTCGGGTGCTGCGAGACTCCGGTTGGGTCAATTTGGACCCCCTCCCAGCCCGGGACTATGAATATGCCGACCAAGACCCAGCAAAAAGAACTGCAAACCCATACGCCCAGTAGGGCGGAAACACCCCTATTTGTGCATTAGTATAAATAGGAACAATATCCAACATAAGACCCCATGGCAAATCCCCAATTACCAATACAAGCCGGTGCAGCGCTTCCCAGTCTCGATCGAGAGGAAGATGTGCAAGAGGCTATTAATCAAGATGAAGAAGTAGCTCAGCTTGAAGAAGATTTAGGTTTGGATTCTGATGAAGCAGAACAAGAAGTTATAGAATTAGAAGACGGTTCTGTTGTAATCAACTATCAAGACAAAAAAAGCCCAAAACAAGACCCTGAGTTTTATGAAAACTTAGCAGAGACCCTAGATGAAGGTGTTCTTAATGGATTGGCACTAGAATACCTTGACTACATTGATGTAGACAAAGAAGCACGTAGTGAGCGCGACAAGCAATACGAAGAAGGTCTGCGCCGCACCGGCCTCGGCAAGGACGCGCCCGGAGGAGCCACGTTTGACGGAGCTTCCAAAGTCGTCCACCCTGTTATGGCAGAAGCATGCGTTGATTTTGCTGCTTCCGCTGCTAAAGAACTTCTCCCACCAGACGGTATTGTTAAATCAAATATCAAAGGTGATGCAGACCGAGTTAAAGAAGAGACAGCTAATCGCAAAGTTTCATTCCTTAACTGGCAGCTCTCTGAGCAGGTACCTGAGTACCGTGATGAGATGGAACAGCTTCTTACCCAACTACCTCTTGGTGGCTCACAGTATCTTAAATGGCGTTTTGACGACGAACAAAAGCGTCCGCTGTGCGAATGGGTTCCAATTGACAACATTATTCTTCCTTATGCAGCTACAAACTTCTACACAGCACAACGTGTAGCAGAACAACAAGACATTACAGAAGATACATACCAAAAACGTATCGATGACGAAACGTACCGCGATTTAGAAAACATTAACATTTCTTCAGACGCTCCGTTAACCGATCAAACCCGTTCTGAAAAAGCCAACAACAAAATTGAAGGCAAACAAGAGCCATCCAAAAATATTGACGGTTTGCGTCGTGTTTATGAGATTACTTGCTACATTCGCCTTGAAGAAGATCCGCTTACAGACGGTCGTCGTGCTCCCTACATTTTAACAATCGATGAATCAAGTGGTGAAGTTTTAGCCCTTCGTCGTAACTGGGAAGCAAACGATGAGAAGCTCGAAAAACTGGATTGGTACGTTGAATTTAAATTTATCCCATGGCGCGGAGCTTACGCTATTGGATTACCTCATCTCATTGGCGGTCTTGCTGCTGCTCTTACCGGTTCTCTTCGTGCTTTGCTTGACGCTGCTCATATCAACAACAGCCAGACAATGCTTAAACTTAAAACTGGCCGAGTCAGTGGGCAATCTGATAGAATTGAACCTACTCAGGTAATAGAAGTAGAAGCAGGCCCGGGCGTAACTGACATTCGTCAGATTGCTATGCCTATGCCGTTTAACCCACCATCATCGGTTTTATATGATCTATTAGGTTGGTTGACAAATGCAGCTAAAGGCGTAGTTACTACGGCAGAAGAGAAAATTGGTGATGTAACTTCTAATTCTCCAGTAGGCACAACCCAAGCTCTGATTGAGCAAGGTGCTAAAGTATTCTCTTCTATTCATGCACGTTTACATCGCAGCCAAGCTAAATCTTTAGCTATTTTGTCCCGTCTAAATCATTGGTATTTAGAAGAAATGGACAACGAGTCTGGTACTGAAGTTAAAGTGCGTGACTTTTCGTATAACAACGATGTCCGCCCAGTATCCGATCCTAACATCTTTTCTGAGACCCAGCGTCTTGCACAGAATCAAGCCTTGTTACAAATGGCTACGTCTGCGCCTCCAGGTATGTTTGACATTCGCGCAGTATACCGCCGTGTGTTAGGTCAGCTAAAAATACCGTCAGTAGACGAAGTTCTTCCAAACCCATTGGGCGCAAAAGAATCAAACCCAGCACTCGAAAACGTTTCGATGACTATGGGTCGTCCTGCAGCTGCTTACCCAGACCAAGACCATTTAGCGCATATAAAGATTCACTTAGAATATGCTAACAATCCAGCCTATGGTGGTAATCCAGTTATTGGACCAGCATTTGCTCCACAAGCCTTGCAGCATATCAAGCAGCACTTAACATTGCACTATCTGCAGTCTGTTCGCGGCTATGTCGCTCAGGCTTCAGACAATGGTAAAGATGTGTTTGATTTGCATCAAGAGAAACCAATGACACAGCAAGCACAACAAGCTATTGCATTGGCTTCACAATTGGTAAACCAAGAAGCAGAACAAGATTTAGGTCCGTTCTTAAAACAGATCCAAGATCTATCACAAAAAGTTGCCCAGGCTCAACAGTCTCAACAGCAAACTGCTATGATGTCCGACCCAACAGCTGCGGTTATTCTCAAAACGCAAATGGCAGAGACTCAGCGCAAAACGCAAGAAGCTCAAGCCAAAATGCAGCTTGATTTGCAAAAAGCGCAACAAGAATACCAACTCAAAGTTGCACAACTGCAACAGCAAGTTCAAGAGCTTTCTGCTAAATATAGTACACAATCTAACATTGACAGCCAACGCAATGCAACAGATATTGCCATGGCTAACATCAATAATGCAGCTAAAGAACGTGTAGCAATGATTAACGCTGGTGCTTCTATGGACCAACAACAAGCTAAATTAGAACATGAGCAAAACATGTCGGCAATCGAAGCCACAATGGCTGCCGAACAAGATATTCGCCAACATGGATTAGAAGTTCGTCAACAGGCATTTGATCAACAAGCCGCTCAAGTTCAAAACAATATTGAGGCACAGCATCAAGCCACAATGGCCGCGCAAGAGCAAAACAAAGCAGCACAAGAGCATTCGCAAGGCCTACAACAAAATGATCAAGCCCATCAACAACAGTTAATGCAAGCAGATCAAGCCCATCAGCAGCAAATGCAGCAGATGCAGGCACAGCAAGCAGCACAACCAACAACACCCCCAACAGGAGAAGCATAATGGCCGATCAAAAAGGCTTTCGTCAAACATACCAAGAAACTGGTCACCTGTCATCAGGCGGCGGCCCAGAGAATAAAAAACTAGATGCAGGCGCATCTGGATCTAAACGTGCTAACAACGCCGTAAAAGGCAAACCAGCCCGTTCATCTAAAGTCGGACCAGGAAAAAACCTCAAAGATATCGGTGGTGGCAACTTTTATTGATATTTGGGGCGGAATTCTTAATATT